TTATTTATTGAACTTTATTGTAATTTCCTTGCGGATTCTTTCAGCTAAAATCTTACCTAAATTTTCTTCCTCTTTCTTTTGCTCAAAATAGCCAACTTTGTTAATTGGTAAATCGAAATAACCTTTTTTCTTAACATCATAAGTTGTTGTAATATTCATCAACTTTCACCCTTTCCAATGTTTTGAAAATATTGATAGTTTAATTCAGGTTTGAAATAATGTTTTCTTTTTATCCAAATAAAGCCGTCACCTTTTGTAATAACTGCGACGTCAATTGGTCCCCCAACTGTTTCGGCATCAATAGTAACTTTCCTTTTAAATGAAGTTAAATTTACCAGTGCCTCTGCCATAGCAGCCAACTCTTCTTTTGGAAGTATATCTACTATATTTACAATCGGTCTAACGAACTGGCTATTTTTCATCTCTTCAAGGTTTGATACAAAAGATTCCATAACATCCTCACCGAACTCTGATAGTCGAGAGAATTGTTCTTCATTAATTTCAGGAATAATAGATTCTTTTATGGCATTCGGATAAATTTCAATAAGGGTACTATATAAACCATTATATATCATATCTTCCATATTAGGTGCAATACCATGCATAAACATTTGTACCATTTCGCTTTGGGCAAAAGCCCTAACCGCAGCAGAGGAAGTACCTTCTTTATCTTCAGTACTTATTACAGTATGACCTTTTTGAATTAATTTAAATTTCCCGCAGAACATTCCTTCAGTCTCAAATTCAAACATAGAGGGGAAAACTTCTTTTTCTCCGTAACCAGCAATTACAATTCCTGACACAAGTTCAGAAAACACATTTTTTGAGAATAATAATGTTGCCAATTCGTGAAATTTCTTTAAAGTTTCTTCAGACAGTGGAATAAAAATTGTTCTGGAAAGAACTTGATTGATAGTAGTTGAGTGAACCTTTATAAAATCTTGGATGAATGAATCATTAAAATTTCCCAAAGTATCTATTTCGGATAAAACACTAATTAATTCTTCTACTTTTTCACTAATGACTTCTTCAACATTTGATTCTGAAGGTGTGATTTTCTTTTCTGTATAAAGATTGTGTATAGTATCATTTACATTATTCAAAAGCTCAATCAGGTAAGAACTAAATACTCGTTCAACCTGAGCATATTCTGAGTATTGAGAAAGAAGAACATCATTTGAGATCATATAGCTGAAAAATTTTGTACAATATTCTTCTAAGGAATCAAATTTTTCCATTTTCAGACTCTTTCTGAATTCCTTAATGATTATCTCCCAAGGCACACCCATAAAATTAGCTGAACCATAGATCATTATACCGACGGGATGTTGTTTGGATAATGAAAATAATTTGTTGGCAGAATTATAAACCTTTTGTGAAAAGTTGGATCCAATTGTAACTGCACTATCGGCCGCCAAAGCTACACCTGTTCTGTTTAAAATCCCTATTTCTGCTGTCATATAATCCCTCCTAATTTCTGATTATTATGACACTAACTATTAATAAATTGGGATATTCGACAAAACTAGACAAAATAAAAAAGCCCCACTCAATGAGCAGGGCTATAAGTTATTTAGTTTCATCAATTAAATACGTCGTCCATCCAAAAGCCTCTTCAATTTTCATTCTCGCTTCTTCCACAGATTCTTTTGTACTGAAAGTTCCTGTGTAAATTCGATAGCTTGGATTATATTCCAACGATTCTGCAGCCTCATACAAAACCCACCCGAATTTATCTTTTAGTTTTTCCAACGCTTCTGCAAATGACTTCGCACTTCCAAATGTTCCGGTCTTAATTCTGTAAACACCTGGAGTAACCGTTTTAGGTTTTGCTAATAGCTCAGCTATTATTCCAAGAGTAACAGGACCAGCTTTACCATCCGCAACTAGATCATGTTCCTTTTGAAATTGTTTAACTGCTGCAGATGTATTTGAACCATTTATGCCATCCACTTCTAATGATGCTCCCAGCTTGTTCAACTTCTCTTGTAGTTCCACAACTTCTGGAATGGCCATATAGAGTTCAGGATCCACTGCATTTGGTTGTCCAGTAGCCCATTTCCCATCGTGTATTTCAAAATGAAGGTGTTGTGCAGTAGATGAACCCGTTGAACCCATGTATGCAATGACTTCACCTTGCTTCACCTTTTGGCCCACCTTAACTTGAATAGATCCATCACGCAAATGAGCGTAATTCGTTTCAAATGTTTTGCCGTGAATGTTGTGTCGCAACAGAACTATGTTTCCGTATGTTCCGAGTGGTCCAACACGAATAACAGTTCCATCAGCTGCAGCATGAATTGGTACATTGCCCTTTTGTGCAATATCGACTCCTTGATGCCAAGACCTTACTTTGCGAATTGGATGATTGCGCCATCCAAATGGGGATGTAATTCTCCCCTCACATGGTTTAATGAAGTTGGCCATCTTACTCCAACTCCTTCACTTGAGAAAGTTGTGCGGCTTTTCGTGCTTTACGTGTCACGTTGTTATTCTTCCACCATGCCCAAATTCCTGTTACTACTGTCAAAGTCGACGTTAAGGCATACTCCACTGATTCATCTTCAAAGGGTAATGGAGAGTACCCCTGGTTGACAAGTAATTGATTTAGCATAGCTACTGCAAATAGAGTGGTGCGGATGATCATACCTTTATCGAATGGTGCACTAGTTTTTTCCGTCATGTGAATGACCTCCTATTAGTTAATGACTTGCGACAAAATAAATAGCCCTAACGGTGTGATTATCGAGAAGATAATACCGATGGACCATTTCATGGATGTTTTAAATTCGTTCAGTTGTTTATCAAGATTCTCCGCACAATTGAGTGCTTTTTTGGCAATGTCGTCTGTTAGATCGATTTTCTCGCCTAGTGACCCAACGTCTTTTTTGAGCTCAAGTGCAGAATCTATCTTGCCTTCTACCCTTGCGAAATTCACATTAAGTGCGTTCACGCTCTTTGTCATTTCGTGTATGGCAGTGCTTTGTGTTGTTTCTTGAACGGTCATCGGATCACTTCCTCATTAGAAAAAGCACTTACTCGATGGAGTAGGTGCTTTGGATTTAAAGTGTAAATAAGTAAAACATTAATACATATAAAAATATTATCCCAAAAATTGAGACAATCGTTTCTATTCTCCTTTTACCGTCAAAAGAAAAAAGCGATTTAAACTTAAAATATGGAATAGTAATTAGGTACAGAGTGTTTCCCACTAATCCGGAAGTCTTTTTGCCAGTTCTTGTTTCAGAAAACACACTTATTGTTGCCAATAAAGTAAATCCAATTACAGATAATACAATAAAACTAAATATATCTTCTAAGAACCCCCACCCTGCCATTACCATACCACCTTTTCTATTCAATATTTAAATCTTCTAAAATTCTATCTATTCTTTTCTTACGTTCTTTATCGGTTAAAGTTTCATCTTTCTGAATCTCAATTACCGCTTTATTAGCGTCTTTCATTTTTTTCTCTTTTGATTCCGCTTTTCGTTTAGCAAGGATATACTCGTAAAACTCTTTTGCGACATCCTTTTCTTTCGCTATTTCGAATTGTGCAGTTTGTTTACTTCCCAATGCTTTCCGTTCCCCAAAAGGTTTATCATAGTAATCTTGTGTCTCTGGTAAAGAGCTTTTTCCTAAAATGGAAGCACGGAGTGCATTCTCTGTATTCTGCTCGACTGGATATTTTAAATTACCACCTGCATTATAAACCCCTTCATCCAGCAAGGTTGTCACACCATCATATATTTTAAACCCTTGCCCACCACCGGCAGGGGCAATTAAATATTTAGCTGGTTTCATCAATTCGTTTACTACGGTTGTTTTTCCTTGAGAATAATCATCTATGTTGATACTAGGTAGTGCTGCATTGATTGGGTATCGTCCCCCGTTAGTAAATCCAGAGACGAAAGGTAATTGGTTTGCAACATCCTTAGCTGTTCTTCCAAATGCTTCCTCTGGAGACATATCCTCATTCGAATAATTCTCTGAGGCTTCCAAGTACACTCCTATTGGATCAAAAGCTGGCCGTCTTCCCAAGACTTTTTCATATACTTCATTTATTAACATACCATAAACAACGGCTTGTGCCATTTGTGACATTAATTGAGTTTTATTTTTTGCATTCCGAGGAATATCCTTAAATAAAAATGACAGTTGATTGTTTACTTCAACTTGGAACTGCATTAAAGGTCCAAGTGTTTTAGATGCAAACATAATAGGTTGTTGTCCTTTCGAGCGATCTGTAATAACTCTTCCTGCCCATGCATCTGCCTCTTTCATTGCTTCTTCCTCAGGTAATCCTTTGTCTAATAAATCGTAATATTTACCGCGAACTATGGTTTGAGAAGTGAATTTATCTACCATTTCCATCATCCACATTGAATTATTCTCTACCTTATTCCATAGGTTTGATACTAGTGGTTTTGAACCCAATCTCCGAGTTAAAAATCCTGATTTCTCCGCAAAACCATCATTACGAGCAATGTTAGTAAGCGTATCGAACATTCCTTTAGTAAATGCTTTTTTAGATGTAGTTGCTGCAGCATGAGTCAAAGGAATAAATGCAGTTGTGGCAGAACCAACATTATATCCAAGCATATTCAATCCAGTACGCTGCTTTACTGTTTCTAATAGATTGTATACCTTGCGTCCGAATCGTTCTTCTACAATTCGATCTACTGAAGCTTTTTTTCCAGCCATAAGATTTCCTTGCTCTTTGAGATTTGAAACTAAATTCGACAGATGTGTTTCGCCTTCGTGTTTACTTCGAAGAGCACGTTCAAGTGCTCGTAGCTTTTTAATGTTTTCCGTGTGATAGATAAGCTGAGATATCCCTTCAAGGTATCTATCGAATCCTTCAACTGCACCAAAAGTTGTTTCATCAGTTTTTCTTTGCATCGCTGCAGAGAACCATTTTTTGTTTGGCTTAAAGTTTTCCGTAAGACCGTTAATATCTGTAGGCAGATTATTATTTTCAACGTCAAAACCAAACTTTTTTAACACGCTGTAGAATTCATCGATTCCTTTGTAATGCGGAAAGTAGTCTTTTCGCATTTCGATTGGCTTTTCGCCTGCTTTAACCAGGAGTGCATTCGCTCTTCCAATTAACTCATCGTAATTTTGACGATACCAATTTGATACTTCGACAACTTTTTGCCAGTTAGGAGTTTCTTCTTTCAGTTGATCTAAACTAATTTTCTTTTCTCCGTACATTTGCACTAATTTATCATCTTTACTTTTCGGCTTAATCCCATGCGCTCTTACTGCATCTCGTTGTGCATTCACAAATTTAATTCGTTCGGTCTCTTTCTGTCTCACTGGTTCAACATACAATGCTTTTAATTTTGCAGCATCTTCTGCGCTTGCGATATCCTCGAAGTTTCGCTCTAAAGTCTCTCTTCCATATGAAACAGCCGGCTTGTCTTTCCATAACTCAGAATTACGAACTGCATCTTCTGCAAGTTCTTTATAAAGCCCAGTATCATTTTCATACTTCTCAACCTGCGTTTCTAACTGTTCAGTAGGTTTACCCTTAGCATCTTTCTTCTTTGTCATGCTTTGTATAGGAGTTATACCTGATGTATTCTTTACGTCTTTTCCATTATACGCATCCATCAGTTCTGCATGACTTGGACGGTTAGGATTAATGGAGAAAGGAATATCTGCTTTCGGTTCGGTTTTTTTCACCGGATCCACAAATATCTTTTTAGCTGCAGGACTTAACTCAGGCTTTTTTACCTTCGATGCGAGCTTGGACAATCCTAATGTCGCGAGTGGATCTAATACGGCTCCTGCACCTGTTTCGATTCCAAACTGCGCAAGGTTCTGTTTCCAGTTCGTATCGTTGGGATTGAGTGCTTCACGCCCACCAATTTCAATGGCTGACATAATGGCACCAACTGCAGCACCTTCTTTGCTTGTTTCTTTCGCAAGTTTCTTGGCAGTTTCTTTTGTAAGTGGTTTAGATAAGATATCTTTGGCAGTATTTGCACCTAACTTCGTACCTTTAAGACCTCTTGCGATAGCTGCACCAGGAACAAGATAACCAGTTAAATCCGCTAACATGTCCACTCCGCCACCTTCTCCAAGCTTACGCTTAGTTAGGTAGTCAGGAAGTTCCCCGTTTCGCATTCGCTTGTCCAAGTTGCCCATGATGCCCATCGATGCTGAGTTGGTAGCACGTCCTGCGAAACGATCAACCGAATCAAATTGCTTGGACTTTTCTTTATCAAACTCCATTGCGCTTTTCATCATGGCATCTCCAAATCCAACATCATCAAATGGATTGGCTGCTTTCACTGCTCGCTTACCAGCATTCACTAAGTCCAAAAAGAAATTACCATCATCTTTCTTCGCATGTTTATTCTTATCGACACGAAGGAACCCTAAAATACTATCTAGCTTGTCTTTATCCGGCTCGTTTGAGTTGCTCTCTTTTTTGTTCTTCACTAATTCATCGATGACAGAAGTATCTTCTTTTTTCTTTTTCGCTTCTTTTGCTGCCTTTTCACGCGCACTTTTTTGTTCCTTCATTTCTGCTTCAAATGCTCGAACTCGTTCGTTGTATGCTGCCTTTTCAAGTTCAGCACGCGCTTTCGTATAACCGATGTCTCGAGCAGTTGCTAAGCCTGAATCATAGGAACCCTTACCAAAACGCTTTTCAAACGTATCTTGGTATTTACTTCGATTAAAGTTCGTTGCCATTTCCTATCATCCTCTCAACATGCTAAGTGCATCGTTTTTCTCTCGTTGGAATCTTGCCACCACGCTTTGTCGAATATTCGCTGAGGAACTAGGGAAATATGCCAATCCATTGTTTCTTCCTCGCTCATTGTAAATAGCTTTAATCATCGCTTGTGGAGTCATACCAACTCTGGCCACTTTATTCAAGATGTTCTTCGCTCCACCAACACCATGCTGAACTGCAGTGGACCATACTGCATCTTGAACGGCTTTCGGGTATTTCAAAATCCATGGATTAGCTTTTACCACTGGATCAAAATGAGTGGCTTTGATGTAGCTATGTTGTGCATTTGCGAACTTGCTTGGATTTCTAACTGCTTCTTGTTTCCAAGCATTATCGAATGAGCTTGTGCCTGCTTTCAATCCTTTTAGTGCGCCACCATATTTATTCGCAAAAGCTTGTGCATTTCCTGATGCAGTTGTCAGCTGATAACTCCCGTAAGAAGCTCCACCAATATCCCCTGCATTCCGTGCAACTGTACCAGGATTACCTGAAGATTCATATTTTTGGGACAGAGCACCTAACCCTGTCCCACTAGGAAAATTTCCACCGTTCATGTAGCCCTCCATTTCTGTTTGGGCTATAGATTTATCTACTTCACCTTGGTACTCAAGTGCATACATTTTCCATGCCATTTCTTCTCCAAATTGAGAAGCATTCTGTGCCATTTGTGCCTTTTCAGATGCGGACATATTTTTGTACGTATACTCACGCCATGCTTTTTCCTGCGCATAACGTTGGTTGTCCTGCTGAAACTCTTGATTCCATCGTTTATCCCCAACAGTATCACGAGACTTCTGATAGTCCCATTGCTGTTGCCAGCGATTATCTGAGACATTGTCACGTCCAGTTTGATAATTCCACTCATTCTGTCTCCAACCATCATTCACAGAATCTCTCTCACGTTGGTAATTCATTTGGTCTTGATAACGTTGAGATTCTAACAATGCTTTTGATTTATCGGCTTCCAAGGCAGCAATTAATGATTCTACTTCACGTGGATCATTCAAGTCAGAGATACGACGATCATAATCATTTCGTTGTTGTTGTTCTTGCATGTTCAGCTGATTTAATGCCCCTTGTCGCGCAGAACCTAACGCCACTTGCGAAGTAACGTTCTCACCAGATGCTGTTAAACCGTTAGCTGCCATCAGTTCACGAAGTTTGGAGACATTCTGAGCGTTGACAACATCTGCTTGGTTACGCTTATCTGCATAAGCAGGTGCGAGTTCTGCTTTTTGTTGATTGATCTGTCCAATTGCACGATCACGTTGAGCATTAAACTGAGCTAACTGCGCTTGTTTTTGTTGTTCAAACATGGCGTTAATTTGGTCAATGTAGTTGGTTGCTTGAGTAGGCTCTTTAGGTTTCACATTTGCGTATGCATTGTAGATTGCGTTCTTTTCGCCTGTTGGTTTATCTAATTGAATACCGGATTGAGCTTTACGGATGATTTCATTCATTTGATAATCGTTAATTCCACCGCTGGTTGGTTTGACCTTTGGCGAGGACTTGTACATATCGTAAATGGCTTGTTTTTCTTTCGTTGGCGCTGACATTGCAATACCTGCTTGAGACTTCTTGTAAATCTCGTTTAGTGTACTTTGATTGATTGCGGCCATTATTTCACCTCATTCTAGACATAAAAAATACACCACATTTGGTGTTAGTATAGTTACGCAATAATATTTCTAACGTTCATCTAATTTGTCTAAAATTAGATTTAACATTTCCATTATATCCTTATTTGTGGGATTCGCTTTCACTTTCAGAGAATCTTTCTTCTTCTCACGGTCACTCTTTCCGACATGAAACCCCTTTGCTTTCTTCTCAATTTTTTTAAGTTTGGGCACGGATAACTACCTCCCCAATTCTTACATTTGGAGCATGGCAAGTTATGAGAATATCGTCAACTACATCGGACGTGACTTCAATAGATACTTGCCCATCAATTAGAGAGAGTGTTTGTTCTGCTCCATCAATCGAAAAGGTAACAGAATCATTGCTCCCTACTTGGTATTGCCCCTCATAGTTATATAGCCTCGCGGTCACGGTAGCAACATCCGTTCCATTTGATAGAATGGTTTCCTTGTCCGTCGATAAACGAATGTGTGTTGCTTGATCATAATATGAAGTAATCGAAACTGTTTGTGTATCGGTCACTATTTCCTCGGACTTATAAACGGAGTCCCCTTGGACAATAAAATTACTTGTCATGCTTATTCCTCCCTAATCTAACTCATAAGAAATCATGGTTGTTCCTGCTTTGTTGCTCATAAATGAACCTTTAAGTAATTCGAATGAAGTATTGAATGGAATATCAAGTGCCTTTAATTCGCTAGTGGGTTTGTTTGAGTAAGTATTGTGCCACGGGAAATAAGTGTCGTTGATTTGTGTGACTCCATCTATCTTTAGTGTAAATTTCCCTTGGGTAGACACTTGAATCATATTTAGTTTACCTTTACCCGTTACTATGATTAGACTTGTATTCAATACGCTGTTTGTTGCTATATGGTTAATCTTTGCGACGGTCAATGGTTATCCTCCTTATAAAACATGATACATAACCCACGTGTATATATTTAGTTGGTTGTTATACGTTGCGTTGGTCATCTTGGCGGATATTGACAATGTCGAAAACTCCACATCTTCGAACACATAAACTTCTGTCATATTTCCGTTATTTAGTGCCGAGCCATCAGTATTATAAGCAAAGGGATATTGTAGAGTTGTCGGACGAACAACAACCCCATCAATGGTTATGGTCATACTCATCTGACTGTAGACATATTCAGGAGAAGAACCTCCCGCATAATATGTTCCTAATACAGAAATTGACTTCAATACTAAATTAGTCCCGCTAATCGTCAGTAACGTTTTGTCTGTATTATCAAGTGATAAATTAGTGGGATTAAGTAATGACGGTGTTCCCGTTCTATTTGCAGTTGGTAATCCACTAACCCCTTCAACTAACTCACTAGCTGTCGGCACTTCTCCCACTTGCGTGACTGTCCCACCCTTACCAACAATAGCGTCACGCACGGATAAAACCTTATTGTCAGTATCGGACTTTAAAGTGTCTAACTCTAGACCGACTTCTTGTAAAGCACCTTCAGTGTTTTCGGATGTGTAGTAATTGCCCTCATCTGATAAGGAAACGTCACTCGCTGTAGATGCTATGCTAAAGGCTAATTTCTCAAGGGTAATGGAATTGTCTGGAATTTGCCCGAGAACAATCCCTTGTATTTGCCCGAGTAAGTATGCTTTATTGGAATCATCAAGTGCTTTTAGACTTTCCAATAATTCTTGTACAGTCGTTCCAGCTATATCTGCAATCGCTGTTACCGAGATGTTATCTGCTCCACTGTCTCCCTCAGCTGTCGATTTGAGGGCATCAATTAATTGGTTCAAATACACTCGGACCTCATCTGGTGCAGCATCAAACTGTGCCTTCACTTCTGCTGCAGTCATCGTCGCATTTGGTTTGTCCGCAAGATCCTGCACCTTTTTAGTAAATGCATTTAACTTTTGTAATGGCATATCATCACCTCTTTACTTAACTGGGGATTGATAACGATATTTAATACCTATCGATAACAATCCAAGTCCTTCGTCTAATTTGTCATTTTTCATCAACAACTGAAAATGTGTGATCTTCTTCGCTTTTATTTTTGCCATTGCTTCCTGTGGAAATTGCGACAAAATGAATGACCAGTTATTGAAATCGATATTTCGAAAATCGAGTAAATCCATTCGAGAACTTTTCACTAGATCACTTTCTTTTTTGTTCGAAATGTAATATAAATCCACGCTAGTCCTCGTCATTGGCTTCATTCCGAAATACACTTTCTCCACCAGTTTACGAAGTTCATCAGCTGAAAAAACGAATTGCTTGGAACGCCAATACGCATTGATTGGCTCACCATTATCGTTAAACGGTGTAGCTTCACTTTCTTTGAAAAAGCGATACATCATTCCCTCTTCAGAAGAAGCGAAATAAAACTCGTCCTCAATTTCGATAAAAGCGCTTGCTTTGATGTTGTCGTAGATGAACCATTCACCAATCGAATAATCGAAAATATATACTTTGCTGTTAACCGCTAGCCAATACTTACGATCGTGATCAAAGGAGATTGCTGACTCTAGATTTGGTTCTCTTAACAACGCATTATCTATGTTCTCGCTGACATGCTGCACATTTCGTTCATCACGAACGGTTGATGCAGTCAGAATGTATACGCCAGTTTTATCAAGAGATATGGGATTGTTTTCGATTGTCTGAATGGACTTCGACGCAATTGTCCCTACTTGATCATTAATTGGCTTTAACGGAAATGATGGTTCCCCATTTTGCAATTCAAATCGCATCACCCATTTGGAACGTTCTTTTTCAATCACAAGATAATCATATTGTTTGGTGAAACCTTGCACCTTTTCTGCATCAGTCCCGATTTTATAAAATCCGTTTTCCGGAAAGTACGTTGGATCCTGCAATCCACTCCGCCACACTTGAGAAGGATAAATAGGATTTCCGCTCACGAATACCCTTGTATCATTGGAGCCACCAAAGATAACGTTGAAACGACATTTCTTAATGCGATCCGCAAAGCTCGGTTGTGTTTTATAGGCGGTAATCTCCACATTATTTGTGCCAGTACTTGGGGCAGTAACAAAGGTCACTTTGCCTGTAATTGCATCAAATGTGTAATCGGTTGTAATTGTTTTGAGAACATTATCTACTTTTACGATGGCTGGTGTCGCATCCAAATCCTTTAACGAAAGATAGAAGTCTTTTGCGGTACCATCACCTGAGAATGTTTCTTTAAAACCTGCTCCAAGTAAATTTAAATCCTCGTACAACGCCCCTCCGCCATTTTCACCTGGCAATTTACTGATTAGAAGTGTCGGAATATAGGGCACAATTTCTTCAACGGAAGTCCCGTCAAAGACTAAATAATTAGTTCCGTCTTGGATATAACACTTTCCTCCATATTCAAAGAATGAGACTGAGTTATCTGCAATTCCTGTATACAATTCAACCGGTTGTTCGTTGTCTTGTTGCTTATACAGTTTTGTTCCGTGCGCAAGAAGCAAGATTTCACCGTTCTCATGATGAAATAAGTGAATACCATTAATTGCACCTAGACCAAGTGAAACGTCAAACTTCTTTTCATACCCAGTGCGTTTATTTAATGCACCACGCTCATCCACATGCATGTTTAACATATCGGATGCTTGGCTTTGGTCTATTTGCGTTGGAGTAACACTCAAGTTAATACCTTTAAACGGTTCCACACGAAGTAAGGGCGGTGGAGCTGGTATATTCGTGACTAATTGCGCCATCAGCCTTCAACTCCTAGCACACTATAAACATCGACAATCGGTTCTGGAGTACTAACAGATGAATATTTCTTCTTTAATTCGTCGTATCGAGCGTTAAAGAAAGAAGAGATAGTTAAGTCATCATTAATTAACAAATGTGCTGCAAGTCCATACGGAAGGACGAGGTATGCTTGTCTGTCATTCACTTGTAAAGGTTCAGTCAAGTCATTGATCGGAATAAATACTGCCGTGATTGGCAGTAATTCGAGTTGTAGGATATTCAATGTTTGAATAGCTTTTGTTTTGTAATAGGCAGGTGTTTCTGTCGCGATAACACCTGTTTCTAACACTTCATCCATTAAGGTAAGCGCACGATCAAATACCGCTTGTGCTGTGACAGGCATTTGGCCACCTACTTTCTACTTGTTTTACAAATGAAAAAAGGGCAGGTTCCCCCGCCCTTTAGTTGTTATTCCGTTTCGCCTTCGTTTGTACCAGGTGCTTCAACTTTCTCACCATATAATTTATCGCGATCAGCTTTTGTAGCTGGTTCAAATCCTGCTTTTTCAAATGCTGCAACTTGAATTGGATCACGAGCTACCAAGATATCTTTACCATCTTTAATTTTGAATTTAATTTCCATAGTCTAAAACCCCTTTATTATATTGTTTTGTGAACGTATAGAGCGTTCTTTTTATTTTCAAGCACAAAAGCATCATAACGGTTACGACCTTCAACTAGTTTTCCGTTTACACCTGGAGGGTTGTCATGAATCTTGTAATCTTCTAGTTTTTGAGCTCCTACAGTAGCTACAGGGTGACAGATTAAGAAAGGTGTGTTAGCCGGCATGTAAGAAGACGGGACTTTAATTACTTTCATTCCATCTAATTCACCCACCTGACCGTTAATAAGCATCTTCTGTGCAATCTCAGTAGATTTAATAAAATCTGGTGATAGTTTAATCAGCTTGTAGAAGCTAGTAGTCACATACAATAATCGACCACCTTGAGGAACTTTCTTATCATCTAGTTTCTCAGTTCCATCAAGTACCGAACTATATGCATTAGATGATGTTACAGCAGCTGTAGTTGTATGTCCGTTAGCAACTGCAGCCGCAGACATTGTAGCTAAACGGTACACATCAATTTCAGGAACGATTACTTCATCCACTTGTCGAGCTAATGCTTTTCCTGCCGCCATTGTACCGTTTGTATCTTGCTCATTCGCTTTATCGATTGTGAATGTGAATGAACGGTCACGAGTTAACAGCATTGTTTGGACTGTGTTATCCAGTTCCGCTGCTGATCCATAACGAGAAGTACCTGTTTTCACATAATCGTTCATTCCAACAGTAGGTACAGAGTACACTTTAATTGTGTCTACACCATTCCAATCATACTCATGGTTTACCGCTGCTTCTGTTAGAGACTTTAATTTGAATCGTTCGTCGACTTTTTTCTCATACTTGCTTGCTAAGTTTACTACCATGTTTGTTCACTCCTAATAATGTTTTTAGATTGAATTGAATCCTTTGAGGAAGTCATCCTCTGAAGCTGGTTCGTCTGTTCCGAGATTCGTAAGACTACCAACTGTGGCACGTTTTGCATTTTGGTCATTCTGTTTGTACGTTTTGAGTTGGTTCTGCAAATTCTGCATGTGTTGTTCCATGTACGCATAACGAAGTGGAACACCTTGCTCATGACGTTGCCAAACTTCTGGTGGGATTTGGTCCGTCTTCGGGTCAAAGTCTCGCTCGTTCGCTTCTTTGAAGAATTGGAAGAACTCCGTGAACTCCTCGTTACGTTTTTGTTCCTCTTGCTGACGTTGCTTTTCCTGTTGTTGCTCTTCTCGGAATTTTTTACTTTCCAAGATTTCGCGAGCATATTCTTCTGGAATGTTTTGTTGAATCAGTTCATCTAGCTTTGCTTGCTCACGAGATTGTTTTGCATAATCTAGGAACTGTTGAGTGTCCATTCCAGCTTCTTTCGCCATTTCTTCAATAAAGGAAAGTCGTGGATCTGTTTCAAGTTGTTGCAATCGTTCCTGCAGTTTGTCGTAATTCATTCCTTTTTGAATGAGTGGCACGGCATCTTCATAACCGATTTCTTGTTCTTCGTGGTTGAATTTCACTTTAAACGATGGAGGTAACTGTTCTTCTACTTGCTCATTTGAAAGAGGTTCTTCCTCCTCATTTAAAACATCATCAACTGGTGTGGTATCCTCTGCTGATTCCAATTCATCCTCGAAACTTAAAAAATCGTCTGTCTCTTCAAAGCTGGGTGACTCGAGAGACTCTTCTACTGGTAAATCAACTACTTCTTCTCCAGCAAAATGCTGTAGATTAACACGTAATAAAAACGGTTCGCTATGGTTGGCGATTGTTGGCATAAACATATAAATAAATCCTCCTTCGCTATGGTGAGCGAAATATTGTGAGACTTTTACTGTCATTCTCCAGGACAATATAAAAACACCTACATTGGCATCCCTTGCCCTTGTGGTGTTTGCAGTTGACTTAATATTTGGTTTTGAACTTCTGGTGGTGCATTTTGAAATGCCTGCTGTTCTTCTGGTGATAATTGTTGAATTAAACTAGCAGGATCCATTGGTTGGCTTTGTTGTGCTTGCATTGCTTCTTGTTGTTGCATACGTTCTTGAATTTTACTGATTAATTCTTGTTTTTGAGGAATATACTCATCAGGAACTCGATCTAAATAGTCGATGATGTCTAAGTATTTTCCCTCAAGCAATCGGTCTAGAGTTTGTAATGCTGCAATCTCTGACCAATAAGAAGATTCCCCAACATCTGCTCGAATGTTAAACCACATATCTTTCAACTGGTTAAAATCGAATTCGACTAATTGTTTCATCCCTTCTATATCCATCACTACTGGTCGTTGGCCATAATAAGTACCCATCATGTCAAATAGGATTTGTCCGATATCCTCAATCCACTCATACAAATTCGCACGTGGGTTTTCGAGTGGTACCGATGAAGATTTCTGAACCGCAATAATTGCTGAAGTATTCTTTGGATCTACGTTACCAAGTGCAGCATCAGATGCACCTAGCATTTCTTTTGTGTACTCCATCGCCAGCTCAATCGCTTGGATAATCTGATTCGACATATTGCCTGGATTTAAATATCCTGCGACGTTATTAATGCTGTTTTCACCGCCTAATCCCGATACGGGTATGGCCATCCCAATTTCATTGGACCACGAGCTCATTAAATCTGCGTTGTACACTGCTTTAGGGAAAGCCGTCATCATAAGGTGATACATCACCATCGCAAACATACGATTGATGAAGATTTGATTTGGCAACATGCCTGTACAAAGTGCTCGACCATGATATTGATTCTTTTGTTTCTCCCAGTTCATCCAAGCGACTGGATATCCCTGCAAACCTGTATCAATGTCTTTGTAAATATAAGACGATTCGATACTCTTACTAACGTGTATGGTGCCTTTTTCTTTGTTTAATCGATAAATGATTATATACAGAGCCTTACCTGTTTCATCACCCTCAATATCGAGCTCTTCAACTTCAATCTTACCTGCATCCGCAGATTGTTCTAAGTATAAGTGATCGCTCTGAATATTATCGATATCCGATTGGTTCGCTTTGAATCGTTTTGCTTCATCCTTTAAGTTTGCGACCATATCACGACCTGAAATGATAATGTATGGCTGTCCTTCTACTTTAGGATTGTTTGCATTGCCAAAATAGACATTCGCACCATCGACTAATTCGAAGCTAATTTCTCCTTTGATATCTTTAAAAGCTTTTCCGTAAGGTTTCTTCGACATATCGAAATATAAATGCGCACAAGCATCACCAGTAATAGCTGCATCAAATAGAGCATCCTTCACTTTAAAATCCATTTTGAACTTCTCAAATAACGTTTGTATCTGAGCATTCGCTATTTCTGCAGGACTAGGTTGACCATCTACGAGATCCGTATCGGTTAGTGGCTCTAGATGCAGTTTACTTTTTGAAGATGTGAGTGAAGCAATAAAGAACGTAATCACTCGTTTGATGATATTAAAAACAGGTTGAGGCAATTTCTCTACTTTCAGATTGCGCCACTGATTCCCGTTAAAGAATTCTAAATTGGCAGTCACCGTATCGTAGTAGTTCGGTTCTAAACGATTGTTATAACGCTTGCCAGCTTCGTATAATTCCCAATCTTTCGTTTGTTCCAAGCGTTACACCTTCTTCCGTTGAAGAGCTGTTTTCACGTCATAGCTAAATATGTTCGCAAAGTCCTCATTCAATTTTTTTAATCGTTGTTGTTCTTCTGGATCCATATCCGGTGGTTTGGCTTTTGGGACTTGATTGTGTCCTAATCCCATCCGATACCCTAGATAAAAGACAATAAAAAGAACCACTCCTGTGAGTAGCCCGATAAGATAATCCATATTTAATTCCTCCTAGCAGTCTGTGAATTCATTTAATCCCAGTCCATAAAATCGTTTATTTGAGGTGAGCCACCAGTCATTGTTCGTACGGCTGACTCGTGTATCTCTTTTGGTGTTGGATTATCAGGATCATGTGCTTCTGGAACATCTGCATTGTAATAAAACAATTTGTTTAAAGCCTGTGAACCTGAATCCACATCATCGTCATTTTTCCCTCTTGGGAATGCTGACCACTCATCAATGAATTCTGTAGTCCAAGGTTCATTTTTCGGCACCCATACATTACCTGAACGAATGTAATCTGATACCGCACTCACACGAGCTATTTTACTTCCCTTTGGATTAACAGGAATGATACCCGGCAAATGTTTACGTAGCATCGAGATAATAGCCGAACCGTTTGCTTTGTCCTCAATAAAAATGCCTGTTGCCTTTGGATAACGCTTTTTCATTGTTTTGATGGCTTCTAAGGTTGTTGGAAAATCCATCCGCCTTTTATCTCTGTCCACGAGATATGCATTAATGCCTGTCTTTCCCCAAGCTTGAATAGAAACATAATCGGATGTATCACTATCTTTGAACGTTGCATCCACACTGATGATCATACGTTGCAACACAGGTAAGGTATCGTACTTTTTCCACCAATCTCTTTTCACCATGTTTCCTTCATGTGCAGTAGGTCTTCCTTGGTAAAGGGAATTGAAAGAGGCAGGGTATCTCTTTCTTTCAGCGATAAACGAATAGCTATATCTCTCAGGCCACAAAGGCTCGCCAATCTTGCGACCAAGCAAATCGTTTTCTTCTGCTTCAAGTGGGAAGTTGTAAACCTCCCAATTCAACGGTTGGCCATATTCGGGATTTAGCAATCTGCCTTGTAAATCGTCTTCGTGCCACCGTGTAAGAATGAGGATAACAATTGCACCTGGATGCAAACGCGAGGAGAAAGAGTCTATCCATTCATCCCAAATCTTTTCCCGATGATTTTCGCTATTTGCTTCTTCCCTGTTCTTAATTGGATCGTCAATAATCATTAAGTCGGCACCTTGACCAGTGATACCAGATAGAACTCCTCGACTAATCATTCCGCCTATATTGTTTGAGAGAGTCCACTCATCGTGCGCTGAACTATCTTTTGCTATTTCTATACCAAAGATATCGTTGCCGTATTGTCGAATCTTTTCTTTGTTCTTCTTACCAAACTTACGAGCAAATGTATCGTTATAGCTGATTTCAATAACCCGGTCTTCTGGAAAATGTCCTAAGTAATAACTTGGTGCAGTTTCCGTTATTGTCATTGATTTTGAATGACGAGGTGGCATGTTAATTGCGATGTATTGGTTCTCTGTTGGTATGTCACCATCTCGCATACGTTTCTTTTTATCAACTGCAGATTGAATGATGTTACCGATAAATTCGGTGTGTGGAGCAATTTGATATCTTCCTTCATGCGCATAAACAACATAATCGATGTAATTTCTTCTGGCGATCGCCTTTTTAACTTCATCAAGTGATGGCAGTTTTAGAGAGGATGTTTTCAAGCTTTTTCAACTCCTCCACTGACAAGCTGCTTAAATCCACTTGATTATTCACATTATGCGTTGTCTCACCTGAGTGCTCGATTTCCTGTTTATCTCTCCACTCTTTCGGTTTTCTATTTTTCAACCAAAAGATTTGTGCAGTTGTATCTGGTTGGACTTCCTTTGTAACCCTTTTTGTTTCAATCATTACCATTTCAGTTTTTCCTGTCTCCTTGTTAAAGTGTTCAGCATACTCCTTGGTAATTTCATCATATCGATATCCAAGTGCTCTTTTAAGTAAGGCATTTTCGACTTGGCGGTCAACAATCTCTTTGCCCTTTTTTAAGGACTCCAAAAACTCTGGGAACTTGTTCTTCCAGTCGTTTAATGTGGAAACTGCAATGCCCATATTTTGAGCAATTTGTTCATCTGTCAGTCCGTCTCTTGCCCAACCGTTCACTTTGAGTAAGCCATCTTCTGTTATCCAGTAAGCAAACTTTCCTTTAGCTCCACCTTTTTTTACTTTCCCATCGCAATCACCCTTTCACGCTATTTGCATTTTTAGACATATAAAAAGCACCCCTAAGGATGCTCTTTTTTAACCCTCAACTTTACCATCTACCAGTAATTCTAAGTAGTTTGCAAACTTAAACTCGGGGTTTTCATCTTCAATAACAACTATTTTAGTGGTAATATTCTTATCCAAATCAACACCTCGACACATGTACTTTCCATCGCCAATAAATGTAATATCCGTTTGGAAATAATAATCACCATCATTTAGAACTATTAATTTTCTAACAGTATTGAAGAACTTAGTTTCTTTTTTCATAAGAATTCCTCCTTTTTCTGTACACTTCTACAAAAAGGAGATATTTTCCTGCTTAATATAAAAAACGCTTAGAGATATGCCCAAGCGTTTCTAAAATTCTTATTTAATTTTACTACCTTAGTATATCCCCTACACATGCACTGGCTGCGTAGATTCAATACTGCTTATTTATAGAGTAACACACTGTTGGTCAAGTAGGTGTGTAATATTTTGTCACATTTCGCAGAAACATTTCGAACGTAGCCATATGACAAATTTAATTCATCGGAAATCTCTTTTAAGGACTTGCGATCAACTACTACTTTTTTCATGATTGCATACTCAATTCTATTTAGTTTTCCTAATGCTCTTTCATAATCCTTTTTCATTACTTCATAGTGCTCTTTACGCTGCATAATTTCATGTTTTCTGTTATGAAATAAGTCCACACGTTCGATTGCCTCTTTGGAACCAAACTTCGTAGCTCCAATACTCCCCAACATGTAACTGCCTTTCCCGAACCAATAATCCATATCTGCATTTACACGTTCCAGGTCCAGTTCGATTGTTTCAAGTGTTGCACACAAATCCAAATAGTTAGCCAACATTTTCACTTAAACCGACCCCCTTTATTTATAAACCATCTAACCCTTGTTTTCTCTGTTTGATTTTCTTTCTTTCTGCTAGATCAATCACTAAGATAGCAAGCTCAATTTTCTTTCGTTTCATTTTTTTCGAGATGTTAAGCAGAGATATTTCGCTCTGCCACATCTCAATAAATTCCTCGATTTCTTTTTGGCTAAATCCTAAATCTAAATCAATCTGATCCAGCGCAAAATACTTCATCGTTTGTTACGCAACCACTCTTTATTACTGGCACTCTCAAACCCAACTGCATGACCTTCTTTCCATCCCCTAGCATGTCCCTTTGTCTCACCGTCGACCTTGCCGATGAACATTCCTGCGACAAATCCGAACAACACCATCATGAGTAACCAAAATAGCTCCAATTGTTCCACCTCATTTCGTTACGACTTTCCATCCTTCTTTTTTCAATGCGCGAAGTTCTTTCCCTTCGAACCGGTCATAAAGCCATTGTTCTCGAATGCCATCATCTAGCTTGAGTAAGAACCAACTACCTTTACGTTTTAGCTGGATGTGTTGCACCTTTTGGGGACGTTCCACCTCAATCGTAATTCCGTGTTTGTTTTGCATAAGCACGCAACTCCTCAAGGTTTCTATGTCGATGGCAACAATTACCACACTGGATGAACGATACATAATCAAGAACATATTCGACATCGCCTAGCGATTGCCAAACACCACACTTATCACAAGAGACTAGCAACGGGTAGTACTCTTGCTTTTTCATATCATCCCTTCTTTTCTAGGTTATTTGTAAAAACTTAAGCAATACTAGTCGATATAAATTACATCAAACAAAGAGGTGATTGCGTTTTGAATTTATTTGAAAATGTTGATTTTCCGACTGAACAAATCATTGGTCCGCTAATTGTGCTAATAATCACCATGGTAATTGTTGCTTCAGTATATAAAATACTGTTAGGAAAAATATTGCCGCCAAAAGTTTTTAACTTTTTGTTGGGACCAGTTTGTTTATTTGGATGCTATTTATGGGCTTATCCTATGCATTTAGGATTCCATGAGCTGTTTAATTAAGTCATTAGTTAAACAATGACTCTTGGAAATATCCATGCCTAGCTTTCTGATTAATCCATAGTACTTCTTGTCTCTTTGCACCTGCTTCTGCTGCAACATTCAATGTTTCTCTGTGCCAATGTTTTAACCTATCGTCGTAAATTTGATGAGCATATCCGGACAAAAGAACAGGACCTGGATGATCTTCCAATACATCAAGTAATTCGATGTGATCATCGATTGTCATTTCGTGTTTGTAATGTCGTTTTGTTCGTGTCTCGATGATGTATGGCGGATCCGCATATACAAGCACGTCTTCTCTTTTGTACCTTTCCAACAGCTTCACTGCCGGTTGATGTTCAATTTGAGCTTGTTTCAATCTTTTAGTTACCAGCAGAATTTTTTCCGGAAGTTTACTCCACTCTTTTGTAACGTCTGGGCCATTGTAAGTAATGAGGCTCCGCCATCCTGTTCTATCAGAAGTCTTAGCTCCGATTGCTTGCCAACATCTAACAAGAAATCTTCGCGCATCTTCTATATCATTTCCTGTCTCGAATTCGTACGAAGCATAATACTCTTCTCTTGAAAACGGAGTCCATTCAATTAGTGCCGCCAGCTCTTCAGGATGGTCACGAATGACTTTGAATAAATTTACTACACTGCTATCCATATCGTTGATAGTCTCAATTCCAGATGATTTTTTATTAAAAAATACTGCCCCAGAACCGAAGAAAGGTTCTAGATATGTTTTGTGTTCTGGCATGTGATCAATAATCCAATCTGCCATACTCCATTTGCTTCCAGGGTAGTGAAGTATTCTAGGAACCGCCATGATAGAACCACCTTCTGTGTCGTTTAATGAAAATCTGTTTCATCATCCAATAGACATCGTACACTTAGCCTATTAGTTTCATTTTCTATCCCCCATTAAATAGTTATGCATAACCTCTGGTAGTGCCGTGCAAATACCATTTTTCATCATCGTAATTGTTATAAATGTATATTTTTCCGCTCAAACCTAATTCACACCAAACGTAAATAACATCAACGGTATTTATTTGTTTGGCTATTCCATCTAAGGTTAAAAATCCTTGTCCGCAGCCTTCTTTATTCCACTTCAATGTTGCATTATTGATTATTTGATTGTTTACTATAATTCTCGGCGTATCTTCTAACTCATAAATGATGATTTCCCCTAATGTATTTTTCAAAGGACCCACCCTTCCAAATTCATTTTTTTGTTTTCGGTTTAACTACTTTCTTTGCTAAGCGATCTTTTTTTCTTTCTTTTCGAAATTTCTTTAATTCTTCCAGTCGGATGAACCCGCCATCGATATGGGAATAGGTAAGTAAAGTCAATTTGTGAGGGAACTTGTACTCAAACATTTTCTTCTTAATCTTGAAATCAGTCGTTTCCATTCCCTTGATGTCGACTACTTCAATGGATCCGTCTAAATGGTGTATTTCGAAGTCAGCGACATAAGTAATTGCCTTGAACTTTTTACTTCCTTTTTCAAACTTAGGTTGTATTTCGTATCTTGGTTGAAGACGAAAGAAGAGTATTTTCTCTTCTTTCTGTCTCGTTTTCAGTTCTTCGTAATACTTAGCTTCCGCAGCGCTATCAAATGTGTTGTCATCAATTATTACTTTTCGATTGTTATACTTGCTCGGCATTACTCGATGATGTACACATTCTGAAGATTGATTTCGTTTTCCAACTCCTGGGCTAAGTAATTCGCAATATTAGACATCGCATTTAATTCCCATGCCCCACCATCTGCCTCGAATAATCCGACTTGTCCACCTTCACGTAATCGCAAGATAAATTCGGATGCTGGCTGTGCTACTTCTACGAAAGTGCGGAATGGTTTCAGCTCGACAGGGTTTGGAATTTCGACATTCCCCACAGTTGCGACTCCTGTCTTAGCAGTTACACGTTGTGAAAGCCCATCGTCTGTCATTTGAACAGAATTTTCTTCCGTGATAGAACTGATCAATTTGAGTAATTGTTGCTTATGAGCGTTCTCCACGAAGCAAGCTTGCAACATAATTTGAAATTGTTCACGGTCAATGAATCGTTCAAACTTGATTTCGGGCAGTAATGCTTTTGCTGCTACATACGATCTACGATCATTTACATCGTTCAAACTGTCGAACACATTCACTCGAGTAGGCGATTCCACATGAATCATTAGTTTGCGATCGTGATCGAAATTCGATTTAATGTAGTCAACGATTCCTGATAAGCTACGTAATTCAATTGGTTGTACTTTCTGTTCTGTATCTAGTCGATACAATTGGTTTGTGGAATAAACCTTACCAGCTGCTTCAATTGTTTCTGGACGTTTTAACTCAAGTAAGTACGATACGAATTCTTTTAACATTTAGGTTCCTCTTTTCTATTTGTTGGTGTTAGTTATTTGAAATTAACGACTTTATTTTCTTTTTTTGCGATTTCCGTTTCAGCTGGCTTTTCCCCTCTGTCAGTTAGCACTTCCCCATTTTCATCTACATACATCTGTCCTGGGATGCCACTCTTCAACTCAGCACCAACGACTTTACCTTCTGAGTTGTAATCAATCATCAAGTTCGTCTCAATTTCTCTCGCCGGTTGAAGATTACATTTTGCAGTAATACTGACACTTGCCAAATTACGAGATTCATTTGGTTTGAGTGTAATGTTCATTGTTACTTTTCGCGCTTTCTTTGGGTCTGTGTTAGGATCCGCAATATTCTCTAAAACTTTTGATAGTTCAAGATTGATTCGTTCCGCTAATGCTCCGTTTGCAAATGTTTCTAGGTTTACATGATTGCTCATTTTGACTTCCTCCAGTTTTTTTGGTTTTGTATTGCATCGATACTAAAGTCGGCAGCATCCCCTTCACGAAATTGTGTTTAGTTTCGTCCGACAAATTTCATGTCCATACAGATATAGCCATTCTTCGTAAATTTCTCGCCATTATCTATCCATCCCGAATCGATAAGCCGTTCATGGTCTGCTCGAAACTTCGCTAAGGTATCCGCCATGATTAACCGGGTAATAACGCCATTTTTCTTTTTCGATTCCATACCTGCACCTCCTACCAGTTTTTGAAGCATGAGTCATACAAACTTTCAATGTATTGGGCATGCGCTAGTCGTTTTGCTAACTCTTCGCTTGGCTCGGTTTCTATTTTCTTTTTTAAGATTCGTGGGATTCGTTTGATCTCATCCCCATCTGTCGTTTGTCTTCGAACAGCTTTGTAATCTTCAAATCCTCGTCCACGGTTCACCACAAAGACAAATGCGTGACGGATTGATTTACCTTGCTTATTCACAAATGTCGAAGAAAATTGGCTGAGTAGATACGCTTCTTTCTCAATCTCTGCCATTTCTTTCGAACCGCTGTTGCGATAGTCCTCAGAGTACCTGTTCATTTGGCACCTCGTTCTCCTGCTCATAATCTCGTTTAATGCGCTCGATAGTGGTTATATGCAAAAGTTCGTGATAAGGCATGCTGCCAATGGGACGACCTTCAGGAGTTTCTGTGATGCCCATGGAACGTAACTCTTGTATAAAAAAATCTCGTTGATTTCCTTGAATTGTTTTCAAGTTCCCGCTGATGTTTCGACGGTTGCGCACGACACTTCCCCCTCTTCGATATAGTTGATTAATATCTCTTCTGCTTTTTCTCTACTAAACCCGTATGTAAAGCAGAAGTTTGTTAAATGGTTTTCGAATTGTTCTTGGAATATTTGATGCTTGTGTTCTTTCCAGAGTCCTGCAGCGATTATCATTTGGTTGAGTAGGACATTCATGATGTAACTCCTTTATCTTTCGCAATACGTTTATCAGGAGCATTGGTGAACATGATGTACTCGGGATTTTTCAACAATCGTGAAATAGTTTTACTGTCGTACATCTTTACCAGCTGCTCTCCGCTTAAATTCGTTGTGACAATCGTTGACTTCGATTGCCTTGCAGTTCCGACAAGTTTCAAGACTCGATGCACAAAGTCTGTTGCGGTTTTCTCCGTATCTGTCGCCCCAGTCTCAGAGCCTAAGTCGTCAATCACAAGCAAATCAACTTTCGATAATAAATCGATGTAGTAAGATTCATCATCTTGCTGATCACGGTATTTGTAAGAATCTCGAATGCTTTGTATAACGACTGCCCACTCCACAAATACACAAGATGTACCCTTCGATTTCTCGTTTACTTCGCGCAAGATGGAATAGGATAAATGGCTTTTCCCCGTCCCTTGCTTACCTTGAAAAATGAGGTTGAATATCTTTCCGTCCAAATAATCTTGTGCATACTTCTCAGCAAGCGATTTGTTTAGCTTTTCCTCCGAATCTTCTACTAGATTTCGAGTGTAGGTAGCAAAACTTGCTTTTAGGAGAGTTTCGTCTGTAACCACACTTCTGGAAGTGAAGATATTTTTTAACCGTTCCTCATGTTCCTGCTTTAGAGCATTGGCCACTTTTAGACTTTCGTTTTCGAGTTCACATCTCGGGCAAACAACTTGTCCGTCAATCACCATCATTTGAACTGGATTCGATACAACATTTCCATGTGCCCGTATCTCGTGCTTATCACATGTCTCAGAATGGAAGACCAAATTCGTTTTTAACTCTTGTAGCTTCTTGCTCACTGTTGAATCGATTTTTTCCAAAACGATTGTCTCCCCTCTTTGACTGCTGGTAATCATTATCAGGATCAAACGAATTTAAGAAAGTGGTGGGATGCTTTTTATACGTGTCATTCGGATCGTCAAAGCCACTCACGTAATCTCTTGTTTTTGAAACGAGTATTGGATAGCCAAATTTCTTCGTAACAGCCGCAAAGGCTTTTTCTGCTCGAGGCTTGTCTTTTTTCTTGTTGTAGATTTCCCACCACTCTGAAAATTGCGCATGCGTATCGATGCTTTTATTATCTTTTTCTTTTTCTTTTTCTTTTTCTTTTTCTTTTTCTTTTTCTTTGGCGATATCGTATCCATACTGTATTGATACTGTATCAATCCCTTTATTCTCAAGGGTTTCGAGATACCTTGCGCAAAACTCTTCATTTTTCACTTTGCGCAAATCATCTTGCGCTTTTTGCACGACTTTAGGACTACTATTCCAGTTGTATTTCGTCCAATTGCGCAACATGATTTCTTTCGTTTCTTCGGAATAAAAGATTTTTTCGTATTCAACAAAACGTTCTAAGAGCTTCTCGACTGTTTCGCGGTTGTATCCCGTTTCAATCTCGATGATTCTTTTTGGCAACTCATAGATACCAATTTGGTTTGTCTTACTATTGGTCATGAGATAAATGTAAAAATACTTCTCTTCAGGAGTGAGGTCTAAGACAAAGGCATCTTGCCAAAAGCTCACTTGTACACTTCTGTATTTGCTCATTCCAAGATCTCCTTTCCTATGGAATGTGAATCATTTTCCCTGTAACTTTCGCTACTTCGTCTCGTATTAATTGCTCATCTGAATTGCTATCAGAAAGATGCAATAACCATATTTCTTGCAGACACGATAAATCGTTTGAACGAAGAAAATCGAGTACATTCTCAAGGCTGAAATGCGATTTCATAATGCGTTGGCGGAGTCCTTTTGGTAATCGGCCAGACTTGTTATTTGCATCCAACACCGACTGGCAATAGTTACACTCCAACATCAAATAATTCAGTCCGACAAACTTGTATCGTATAAAATAAGTGTCGGTGGCAAAGAGTAGTTTCGATCCATTATCACTTTTGATTAAGTATCCAAACGGTGTGTCGGTGTCATGCTCAACTTCAAACGGCAAAATCGTAAATGTACCAATTCGAAATGTTTTTTTCGCTTCAACACACTTAATTCTGTGATGGTTAATTTGCAACTCATTAGCAGTTCCTTTGCTCATGTAGCAATCTACACCAAGCCTTACTAAATCTTTTATTGCTACTGAATGGTCCTTGTGAGAGTGACTTAGTAAAACACCCGCTAGATTTGTTGTTTGAAAACCTAGCGCAGTGTTAATTCTTTTGATGGATATTCCTGCTTCCAGCATTATTTTGGATTCACCATCAGAAACTGTATACATGTTTCCTGAGCTACCACTACCGAACGATTTAATTTCGAGCATGATTTCTACTTAGCGTCGGAGTTTCAAACATTTCCTCTGCTGTCCACCCAAGTCTTGAACGACTTCGTAAAGTGTTGTAATTCAGATTCAATTCTTTAGCCCATTTAGCCAAACTCTGAGTCTTGCCTCTGTATTTGATGTACTTATTTGTCCTCGTGTTGTTCATTTGCACATACTGATTTGCCCAACGACAATTATTCGGGTAGTAGCCATCGTTGTTATTTATGCGATCTAAGGATAATCCTTCTCTGTATCCAACTTTTTTTGCCCAAGCATAAAAATTTTCAAATCGCTCCCAATCTCCACAAACCTGAATGCCTCGCCCACCATATAATTTGAATTTCGGATGGTCACTGTTCCCACATCTTTGTCTCATTTCAACCCAAATGTAATAAAGCTTTGTACCCGATTGACCGTGAGTTTTTGTCACAATTTCCACTCCTCTCAATCATTAGAAACCAGGTCCGTTGGATTCTGATTCAAAAACAGGTTCAGACACTTCTTCAGTTTGTTCCTCAAGTGGTTCTGTAATTTCCCCTGTTTCCTCGTTCACGATGTAGTCATCCATATCTAATACTTCCTTGTTAGCATTCGTTTGTATCTCTTCTTGTAGTTCAGCATCTTGTGATGCTTCGTCGGATTTTCGGTAATGTGTCATCACAAGTGAATTATCATCCGATGTATTCATCAATTTTTTACATGCTCGATTGATTACTGTACGCTTGGCCATTTCTTGTGGGAATTTGCTGTGTGTTGAATCAGCACTATTTGGATTTTGTTTTGATTGTCCCCATGACTTTTTAATTTCTTCGATTGTCATAATTTCTGTGTAAACATTATTGTCATGTTCAATAACCGTGCAGTATGCTCCGATAATAGCTTTGTTTTGACTACCAAACTTTTGCTTGTGTGAGAGATTGCGAACTCGTCCGTTGACCATTTCATAATCAACTTCGTCGCCTTCGTAAATGACTTGGGCATCAATACTCTTAGCGCCGGTCACTCGTTTTGTTACAGCCATTGTTCCAAAATAGGAACGTTGGAAAGTCAGTGTCTTTCCATAAACGATGAAATAACCTTGCTTCTTTGCCGGATTTAATCCTTGGACGACCATATCTAGCAAACTATTGGCGATACTATCTTTAGAACAAACCTGCAGTGCTGGTCTGTAACCATCGTTTTTGCCTGTTTTGATTTCTTGCAACATCAGCCATGCTGATTTCATGGCATTTTCTGGACTGTAGTCAGCTGGGAAATGTAACTCTCCTGCTTCCTGAAATTCCTTCACTTTGTTTGCGACGATATCAACCGTATCTTTCTTGATCAGTGCTAATTCGCTCATTGTGATTCCTCCACTCGTAATGTTTTATCTTGCTCGCTAACGATCAGCGAAACGATTTGTGTATCGATTGCATTTAGCTTCGTAACTGCCTCGGCATTGTCCACGAATATTGGCGCATAAATGCCGTAATGCTCCGATAGTGTTTGGATAATATCTAGTCCGACATTGATTCGCATCGCATTGTTTAACGAACTATAATCGACTCCGTTATACGTTGTCTCGCAAACTTCTTGAAGACCTCCATTGATTTGGTTCTCAAACAATTTAAAGTTTGCTAGTTTGAATTTGCCATTTATCTTGTCGGTTAAGAGATCCACTTTCGCTCGAATGAATTCTTCGGTTAAGTGCAACTCGTGATCTAGCTTTTGGAATTCGGCTGCTAGTAATGATTCATTTTCGGTTAACTCCTGAATACGAGCCTTCAAGTTTTCAACATTAGCTTGCGCTGCAATGACTGTATTCTTCTCACGCATTTCACTTCGCAGATCTGCAATTTCTGATTCAATGCCTTGAACAACTTCTACCAATTCTTCTTTTTCCGATTGGATGGCAGATTTCAATTCATCAATTTGTGCATGTAGCTTTTTGTATTCTGATTCTTCTTTTACGTCCTTCACGTTCGACTCAAGACCATCTAACTCGTTCGCAAGGTTTTGTTCATCATGCATCAAATCAATGAAAATTAGCCGTGATTTTTCGAGATTTCCAGTTTGTATATGCAAGTCATCTTCAAGGGAAAGTTTTCGTTCTTTCAATGCATTACCTTCCGCCGAAATTGCCTGTAATCGATTGGATTTATTTAAATTAAATGCCTCGAGTGCTTTTTGTTTAACCTCATCCACTCTTTCTTTTTGAAGAGCCTGTCCACATGTTGGGCACTCTGTATTTCCGTGAAATTCAAAGCGTTCTTGATCAATAGAATTCCAGCGGTTCCTTAGCTCTTCCATTTGTCGATCAAGCTTCTGAATGTTCTCGTTTACCCACTTGATCTCTTCTTCATGTTTTTGGATTTCACGTTGTCCAAATAGAACATTCTGTTCAGCTTCTTGCCATTTCGCTTGTTTTTCGCGTAATTCTTTTGTTTCTTCATTCAAAAATTCATGTTCGAACGTTCTTAATGTTTGTGTCAATTCCGTTATATGGAGCTCTTTTTCTTTCACAGAATTACCATTACGAATGTTATTGATTTGGTTGTTTGCCTGGTCAATTTGCAATTGAATCCCAGCTACTTCACCTTTTAATTCATCGAGGTTTTCATTGCTTTCCGGAATAGATTTCGTGATTTCATCAATCCTTACTGGAATAGTTAGTAGCTCTTCATTTATTTTTTTTCGACGTTCGGCAATGACTTTACGATGATCGTCAATCGCGCGTCCTTTTAACAAAATAGGTAGTGCAGCTACTTCTTTGTTTGTGGCAAATACTTCTTCATCTGTCACATCACCACTGATCGTCAGGAGAATGTCACGACGATCTTTCCATTTCAGCTGCTCATTGAAAAATGTTGGGCTAGTGATCAGCTTGAACAAATCCTCTTTCACAATGGAATCGACAAATTCGGTGTATTCCTTTTTCTTCTTTGGCACACCATCGATGTAGTAATCCGTTTCATGTCCTGTAAATGTAGATTCAGCAGATCCTCGTTTCCGAGTCCACACTTCCTTGTAGACTTTCTTCAATTCAACTTCGGTACCATCAACTTCAAACAATCCTTGTACAGAGTGATTTAAGTTGTGTAGCTCGTTACCGTTAGCATTTAGTGTCTTAATAGAAAAATCCTTGTCGTTATGCGAATCCTTATCGAAAAGTAACCACACAAATCCATCAAATAACGTAGATTTACCAACCGCATTATCACCGTAGACATTGACTGAATTACCATTTAGAACTAGCGAAAAATTTTTAATCCCTTTGAAGTTCTCTAACTCCATTGAGAGTAATTTAATCGTTTTCAAATGCCTGCCTCCTTGCCCCTTATGAAAGAATGTTGTATTCTATAGGGGACTTCTTTAGTTTTAGGTCCACTGTTGGTAGCAGTGGGCTATTTTTGTACCAATAGCTCTGTCGTCCCTTTAAAAATCACTTTCTTCACTTCATATCCTTCTGCTAAATGCTCGTCCATTACTTACACGACAGATGATAGATTTGTGTCTTTCGTGTACACAAGCTCGATTGTTTTGTTAAAGCCATCCTCAAAGTGCGCTTCCCATAAGTAATACTCCTGTTCCACTTTCTCACCCCCTCTCAAGGATTTGTTTCGATTCGTCCTCTAACCTAGTAAAATCAACCACTAGACGATAACCCCAGTGCTTACAATATTCTCGTTGAAAATCGAGCATTTCTTTTAATTCCTTCTGCGTTAATCGAAGTTCCAATTCACCGACAACAGGTTCAAAGTGTCGTTGGAAATGTACGATGAACTCATTGTTTGGCAACTTCTTAATTGGTGCTATTCGAACTGTTTTTTCTGACATTATTACTCTCATAAATTCTCGATAAAAATGGAGATTTGGCTGTACAAGATTAATACAAGAATGATAGCTGCGATCAGGAAAAAACGTCTCTCTGTTTTGGACAGCGGTTCTACAAATAAGTAGTTCTCAATTCTTTTCATCATGAGATGTTCTCCACATTCACTCGGTATTTAACGGCCAATTCTTTCACGATAGCTAGATAGATTTCGGTTAAACGTGAATCATCTGCAATCGCATCTAGTTTAGAAACTTTGTTTACAGTAGACTTAGCGACTCCATTAAGTGCCATTACTTTTTTGCTTGTTCGTCACTCGAATACTTAACTTACACTTCGCGCGATCTTCAAGAATTTTGTAGCTTTCATTGCGAATCTCTTTGAACATGTCGTAACCGCCCTGCGCTTGAGCAATTCGATTTAATATTCCAGTGATTTTCTTGCGCCACTCGACAACCGATAAGCCAATAATCTCGTTAATGTTGTGTTGTTCTGTTTCAATTTTTCCGATACGACCTTCTTGTTCGTTTAACTTTTTCTCCATTTCCACCATGTTCTGTGCTTGGAGCAATGCGTACTCGGCAGGAGTTAATTGTTTCTGTTGATAGGAGCCCGTTTTTCGAATAGAGGGAATGACTTCCTTCGTGATCCACCGCTTAAAATCTTTTGCCTCTTGCTTACGACTTCCTAAAACCAAACTGTAAAGTCCTGATTCATTTACGAAATTTGTGTCACCTTGACGCCCTATGTTGAACATAGACCGTTCATCTTCATCTAGTCGTTGCAACGCTTGAGTAACATTTTTAATTTCAAGGACTTCGCAAACATCAGTTGCAGCAAACCAGATTTCTTCACCTTGTTGCAGTGTGCGTAATTCGTTGTTTTGAAACTGGAATACGTTTTGTAATTGATTCATTCTTCTACCTCTTTTCTTTGGTATAATTTCCCTATCTCATGTAGAGGGGAGGTGTTAACATGACTACTTACTTAATCTCTTACGATCTAATGGACAAAGATAAAAATTATGACGGTGTAGCCGAAGCAATTAAGTCTTGTTCCACCGGAGTTTGGTGTAGACCGCTTGCTTCTGTATTTTTAATCGAGTCCTACTTGTCTGCACAAGAAATATCAAATGCCATTAAGGCGAAAGTTGACGCTGACGATAAATGGCTAGTAATTGAAGTTAAAAACAACAAATATGGTGTTCTTAAGCGTGATATGTGGGAGTATATGAATAAAAATATGTTTATTTAGTTCCAGGACTTGCTAATTCGCCGTGGCATTTACCTTCAGAAGTCTCTGGTTCGAATTCTTCAGATAATTTGTTAATTTGAGTGATCGAGTAATTTTCTAAGTACACATGAGCAACTTTTGGAAGAGCCTGAATCTCTTCTGGAGTTGCTTGTTCTTTTTTCAACGACACACTAACAATCCACTCAGCTAATGCTTTAAGAACATCTTCACGAGATAACCCCGCGTATTCACTTGGTGTTTCCATGCCCTATTCCTCCTAGTGTCATTATTTTTATAGTTGTTAACAAACCTTGATATTTAATTAGGATCTAGAGGGTTAAAAGAAAGCACTCCTGTTTTCTTTCTTCCGTCAGCAGTCTCAAATTCATCAATTGATTTACATAATTGACCTAACCTATTTTCCTCAGTGGTTGTTCCAGCAACCTGTGGGGACTTTTCTTTTGTTGAGTAGTCTAATGCATCTTCAAAAGTATCTAAGAATCGGATTGACTCTTCTTTGTTTGCTAGAAGACAATTTAATAATGCTGAGAACTGCCTTTGCTCACGATCATTTAGCTTGCGTAGCTTCGATGCTATCTCACTTGTTCTTATTTCGATGACTTTCTTCGAACCGTTCATTAGACTACCTCCAGCTCTTTCACGTTTTCAAAATCCGACAAATCCTTTCCGGAGTTGCGAATCATGAAATCTTCCAATTCGATAGTGGATACTTTTAATCGACCAAGTTTTAGTGCTCTTAAGTGACCATGTTTAATCAAGTCGTACACTTTATTACGATTCACCTTAAGAATTTTTGCTACTTCTGTAACATCTAATAGTTGGTGCATGCTCTCCCTCCTGTTTCGGTTTTTCTGAAATCTAACCTAAAAAAATATCATCGACTTCACTTTCAAGTGCACTAGCTAACTTCTGCAAAGTTTCATATTTTGCCTTACGTAAATAAGCAACATCTTTTTCAAACAAGTGAATTGACCTAGCTGATATTCCAGCCTTTTTAGCTAACTCTACTTGAGTAATATTCAATCTTGCACGAAGAACATTTACTTTTTCTTTTTGTTTGAGTTCCATTTTTTCACCCCTTTCGACAAGTTCTGACTTTATCATATAATTCAGATAATCCGAAGTCAAGCATTTTATTTCAGATAAACAGAAAATTATTTTATATTTATATTTCACTTATTATGAAATGGTGGTATATTAAATTGTAAGAAAGGAGTGGGTAAAATGAGTAACTTTTTTGCCGACAATTTAAAATATCTTCGTTTAAGGCGCGGTATGGAACAAATAGAATTAGCAAACCTCTTAGGGAGGAAAAGTTCTTCCTCAGTGAGCGAATGGGAAAAAGGAACTTACACTCCTAAATCTGGGACAATTTCAGATATAGCAAAAATATTTGGAGTTACTTTATCGGATTTGATGGAAAAAGATTTAAGAGTGAACTTTAAAGAAATCAAACCACGACTCATTAAAATTCCCAAGGTAGGAAGAATTCCTTGTGGAGAACCAATTGACTCAGAAGAAAATATTGAGGGTTATCGGTATGAATTAGCAGAGGGTCTACCAGCTGGTGATCTGTTTGCACTTGAAGCTATTGGCGACTCAATGATGCCGACTATTTCAAATGGTAGTCATGTCATTATTAAAAAACAAACAACAGTTGATGATGGACAAGTTGCTGCAGTCCGTTTTAGGGAAAGTGGAGAAGTTACACTTAAAAGAGTTAAACGCCAAGGAAACATAATGTTATTGATTCCCGATAATAAGGATTATGACACAATCGTTGTTACTCACGATAACCCTGCAGACATAGTAGGTAGAGCAGTGCGTATTACTTTAGATATTTAATCTTTGGCCAAGGATTAAAATTAAAGGCGAGGAAACTCGCCTATTTTCACATCGAAGGGAGAGGTAAATATGAAAGGCGGAATCAGAAAGCGAGGAAATAGCTGGTATTACTATTTCGATTTGGGTTATGTAAATGGAAAAAGAAAACGATTAGAACGAGTTGCAAAAGGAGCTACTTCTAAAAGTGAAGCAGAAAGGATATTGCGTGATAAAATACGAGAATATGAAAATGCTGGTCATGTATTTACACCTACAGAAATTACTGTAGAAGATTTCTTCGCTTTTTGGATGAGGGAATATGTAGAAATGAAGCTAAAGCCTAACTCCGTTGAGAACTACCGAATCACCATTAAGAAACACGTCTTACCTGTACTAGGCAAATATAAATTGCGATCACTAACACCACATGTATTGCAAGAATTCCTTAATAACAAAATCAGAGAAGGATATAGTTATAAAACTGTTTCAATAATAAAAGGAATTTTAACTAAATCTTTAAGGCAAGCAGTTTACCCGTACAAATTTATAAACGAGACTCCAATGCAATATGTGGAACTGATTATGAGCCAAGAGCGAAAACCAACTAAAGAAAAACTAAAAATACTCACTGAAAACGATTTAAAGGTGCTTTTTTCGAACATTAAGGAAGGACACGCATTCTATATACCTTTTATGATTGGATACTTCTGTGGTGTACGTGTGGGCGAATTATGCGGGTTGGAATGGAAACATATAGATTTTCGAGAAGGTACTGTAACTATCGAACAACAAATGACGAAAGAATACTACCAAACAAAAGATGGCAAAAACAAAGCATTGTTTGTTGTCAGTAGTCCAAAAAGCAAAGCCAGTTATCGTGAAATAGCAGTAAGTGATTCATTGCTAGAAATTTTGAAGAAAGAACGAACTAAACAAAAAGAGAACCAGTTGCGGTATGGCGAACACTACGCAAAAGATTCTCAATATGATTTTGTTTGTAAAAAAGAAAATGGTGAATCATATACCCCTAACGTTATTAAATGGATTACCAGAAGATTCATCAAAGAAGAATTGGGAATCGACTTTAATTACCATTCACTTAGACATACTTTAGCTACTACGCTTATCGAAAATGGAGTGGAAACAAAAACTGTGCAAAGCATGCTTGGGCATAGTCGTTCATCCATTACACAAGACACGTACACTCATTTAACAGAAAAAATGACTAGACGAGCAGCAGATACATTAGACTCACTTTTTAAGAGTTTATAA